CTGGACTTTTTTGACGGCAACAAAGAATCCATGCCTATCATTCAAGTCAACATTTTTGTAGACAATGTCGAGGCCCACACGTGCAACAGAAGGCTTCTTACAGACCTTCCCCAAAAACTTGGTATGCCGCATGTGACACAGCGCTCGCTGAAATCGCGTGTATTTGTTGGTCCATTGCTTCCCCGTTTTCGGAAGCATGAACCCAAGCCCACCGGCTTGGCGACAGGCAAACATATTGAGTAAGCCTTGACTTGTTTGGCGGTTGATCTCGGCCTTATGGAGCCTCAAGAAAGAGGCTAGAGCGAGAGACTGGTCGAACGCCGCGGGACACACCGTGTTCCAGACTGAGGAAAGGTCATGGACCTCAGCCTCGCCCCCATTGTGAGCAACCGAAACCTTCGCCGACCCCCCTTCAATGAGGAGGCCTACAGGAAAGTACGGAACAAACTCCCAAGCACCAAGGGAGAGAGTATTGCCACTGGGACGGAAACGCCACTGTTGAGAGTTGATAGTGGCCAGAAACGGGTGTGTAAGACTCTTTCCGGGGGATAAATCCAAGCCGAAAAGAGCAGCCCACTTTTTCCAGAGTCGATGGAGGCGATTGTTGCACGCGAAGAGGATATCATCACCGTTAATCAAAACGGCAAGGTCCTTCAATCTGGCAAGAGTCGTCACCATGAAACCTCTTTCATTTGCCTTCTCCAAGAAGTACTCCTCAAGAGCCAACCAGTACGTCATCAAATTGACAACACACAGGATGGGAAAGGAAAGTGTCGAGCCCATCAGCTGTCCGCAAGTTTGAGCGAACGAAGCTGTACGGACTCCACCAGTACGAGGATAATGGATGTCCTGCTCATAGAGGACATGACGGCAAACTTCAGCGAGGGCCAGAACCTCGGAATCGGAACCACTCAGTCGCTTAAGCACGACCTCCATCACTGCTTTGGTAGCACCGATATGGAGGCCGTCAGTTGCGGCAGAGTAGTCCCCAGAATTCCAAAAACCTGGATCGTCTGGATCACTGAAGAGCATCTGACTGGTAGGATGTTTGCTCAACCAATCAAAGTGGACCACAGAAAGTGGTTCACCGATCAGGGCAAACTGGGGACGGTGTCGAAGATAGCTGTGCATGCCCTTTTGAACGGGCATTGACGCGCTGTAGGTGACACCATTCCCTTTGGAAACCAGACGGACCTTCAGAGGTTCGTAGATGGGAGCGATTTCAACAGACTGGTTGAAGTCACAGTGGGCCAGGCCAAGGAGCAAACGATAAGGGAGGTGAGTGAAACCCTCCACCTCATCCTGGGACGCCACCAATCCTTGTCGATCAAATTTTTCGACGAAGTAAGAGGTCAATGTCCCTAATTGCTCATGAGCGTGGTAATCAAAATCCACTGGGGGTCCTAAGTAGGACCACACGATCTGCCCAGCATCACTACCCAATAACTTTCGAAACTGAAAATCCAGTTCAAGTTGCCCGACAAAGGGTATTGGGGTGATATAGTTGGAGCGACTTTGGGGGTTCGGACCGGAACAAACATCGTAGAAGAGCACTTTCTCCATGACTGTTTGCCAGGTACCCCCCTCCCGACGGGCCTTCTCAAAAGATGCATTGTGTGAGAGCTCAAAGTCAACCATCTCCGGAATTGGAATCCGGAGATACTTGAAGACTTGATGAGCTTTCTTGGTAATGCAGTCGAGAACGGCCTCGGGAAGCGGCTCCGCCACGCGGCTGAGGGCCTTTTTGTGTTTCTCATACGTGCCCAGGACATCTCTGTCATCCATTGGGGCACAGCCTCGCTTCGTCTGATAGAAGGAGTAAAAAAACTTCTGAAAAAAGGACGATCGGACTTGTTTGATGCGGTGTTGAAACCAGCGTCCAAGTTGGCCCTTGAAAATTCGATAAGAAGAGTGAATCGCTGGATCAAACCCACGAGGGGGATCCGGTAGACCATTCTTAAAGAATTTCGCATAGGGAGCGATGCAGTAGTATTTGATGAAACCCACCACATGTTCACATGGCCAACTTTTTGTCTCAACGGCTCCAGCAAGGAACCCCGAAACGAGATCGAATTTGACGGAAGACCCAAATGTATTTTGCAACAAATGGGCCAATGAACGAAACCAAAAGATCCTATGGATTAAGGATCTCAGTGCGACCTCTGTGAGAGGACCTGCAGGCAAGAAAGCGGAGAGTATACGCCGAAAGGCATCATCTCCCGTTGGAAAAATTTTCAACAATCTTAGCCGGTAGCAAGCACAAAACACAGGGTCTG